AAGCTGTTAGACTTTCTCAACAATTGATAGAAGAAAACAAGAAGTTAAAGACTAGAGTTCAGTCTTTGGATTCAGGTTACTTAAATGAATACGGTAATCGTTTAGAGTCCCAATCTCTTTCTGCAAAGCAAATGTATAAAGAAGCTCATGAGAGTGGCGATGCAGATAAGATGATTGAGGCTCAAGAGTTGATTTCTAAACTTGCAGTTGAAAAGCAACGGTATGAATCTGCAAAAACAAAAGCAGATCAACAGGCCAAGGTGCAAGTTCAAAAACAAGAAACTCCATCACAACCTGTTGCGCAACAGCAACAACCCGCAGCAAAACCAGATCCACGAGCAGAAGATTGGGCAACCAAAAATGAGTGGTTTGGGCAAGACAGGGTCATGACAACAGCAGCTTTTGCTATTCATCAGCAACTTATTGAAGAAGAAGGGTTTGACCCGCAGAGCGATGAATACTATAGTGAGATTGATAGCCGTATTCGCAGTGAGTTTCCTCACAAGTTTGAAGCGGCTAAGAAAACGGGTGGAGGAAGTCAGGTCGCTTCTGCTAATTCCTCCGCATCCCGCAGTACCAAACAGGGGCGCAGGTCGGTCAAGTTATCGCATTCACAGGTCGCAATTGCGAAGAAACTGGGCGTACCTCTTGAAGAATACGCCAAATACGTGAAGGAGTAAGAAATGGCTGATAGGACACCGCGTAAAAGCGAAACACGAGAATCAGAATCTCGCAGAAAACCATGGGCACCGCCCAGTCACCTTGAAGCACCAAGCCCTCCAATGGGTTATGTGCACCGATGGATACGAATTGCTATGCGTGGTGAGGAGGACAAAATGAATGTTCACGCCAAACTACGTGAAGGATGGGAACCCGTTCGTGCAGATGAGTACCCTGACTATGAAGCTCCTGTCATCGATGATGGCAAATATCAGGGAGTGATTGGACAAGGTGGACTGATGTTGTGTCGCATACCTGAAGAGACAGCGCATGAGAGAAACGAGTATTACGGGGGCCGAACCCGCGAACAAATGACTGCTGTGGATCAGGACTTGATGAAGGAACAACATCCTTCAATGCCTATTACTAATAGTAGGCAAAGTCGTGTAACCTTCGGAGGATCCAAAGGAGACTCTGATTAACATAAAGGATTGCTAATATGGCAAACACTAACGGTGCATTCGGACTTCGTCCGATTGGAGTAGTCGGTCAGGCTGCTAACACCACTGGTGCGACAGAGTATCGTATAGCTTCCAATAACACCAACACG